CTCGAAGGCCCGAGTTAGGGGGTGTGCACGCAGTAGAGCGCTCTTCAGATTTTGGACGGTTTGCGTCTCGTTTTCGCCGGCCTTCGGGGCGACCTGGCGGCCGAGGTTGTCTTTGCCCGTCGCTGCGGTGTCGATGGTTTCGGCGGCAGGCCCCGCGAACGGGTGGACGGCGGATCGGGCGGCGCTGGCAACCGCTCGGTCGATCGACTCCTCGTGTGTCATTCCCTCCCGTCGGGCTTCCGCATAATCGACCGCCCCGAATTGTCGCAGTGTCCGCTTGACCGGGCTCATGCCGGCCAGGTCGAGGTACTGCGACCGGCCCTGCTTGTCCTCTCCGACCTTCATGGCGCCGAGCGGAACATCGTCGGCGCCGTCGGGCCGTCCCCAGGCGAGCATGTTGACGAGGGCGGCGGCCGCCGGCAGCGCCATCAGACGCGCGGCCTTATTCAATCGGAGCCTAGCCGACGCAAGCGTGGTTGTCGCCTCGGCGGCTGGGCGCGCGCCCAGAACATTCCGTAGGCCCTGACCCCAGGCCGTCGTCCCGAAGACGGCGAAGGGACCGACGCCGGTGTCCTTGGCCATCCGCACCCAATCGTGCTGCATTCGCCGGTTGTAGTTGCCAGCGACGCGGTTGATGGCATCCCGCAGCCCGGACTCTGTATCCGGGACCAGCCCCTTGGCGGCGAGCTTCTTGTACCCATCCATCAACGTCGTCCGAATGACATCATTCATAGCGTGCAAGAGCTTCGACGTGGCGTATGTCGGATCGGTCCATCGGTCGAGTGCCGGCTTGTCCTTGCCGCCCCACAGCAGGCCGGTCGGCTCGCCCGGCTTCTGGGCGCCGATGCGGGTTAGCTCCGTGAGTTTGGCATTGAAGGCGGGGTCCTTGCGGAGCATGGCGGCGATGTTTCTGGCGGCGTCTGCCGGGCTGAAGTTGGGCTCAAAAACCGCGCCCAAGAGGTTCTTGCTGTGCCAGACCGGTTCTTGCAACGACGCGAGAGTGGCCCGGTTGAAGAGCTGCATGACGGGGGTGACGATCGGCAATTTGGCCGACTCCGGGCCAAGCATCTTGCGGTACTCGGCGGCAATCTCGTCCTTGACGTACAGCGACGTGCCCGCGTTGTGCGGATTGAGTGCGTCGCGGACCCTGGTTTCGGCCGCCGTCTGCACATAGAGCGACGTGCGAGCGCTCTGGCCCTTCACGCCCTTCGGCTTGAACACGTTCGCGATTTCCACCATGCCCGGCTTCTGGAGGCCGGGCTGGTCGGCGACGGCCTGGCCGCGGCCGAAGAGTTGTTTGAGCACCTGAGTCTTGCCCTGGCCGGGGTCGAACACCTTCTTGAACTCGGTGTAGCCTTCAAGCTGTCGGCCTGGCACGCCACGCAGGCCAAGCCCGGCGTCCACGATCGCCCGGTTGGCTTCGGCCTGGGCGGCTGGAACCATTCGGTCCTCAATCGACCGCCGCAGAATCTCGCGGATGTCTGTGACGTAGTCCTTGGCGGTCAGGCTTGCCCGCTTGGCGGCGCCCATCCGGCGGGGCGTGGCCGTCGCCAGAATCGGCGCGCCTCCAGTCGGCGAGGTCGTGGTCGGGCCCCTCGCATGGCTCGCACCGATCATCGAGAATGGCAGGTCCGGAATTTGCGTGAGGTTGGGGACGACATCCGGCCCGCGGTATCGCCGGGAAGCGTCCTCGGCTAGCGGCGCGCCGTGCGTCCTCCAGTCGTCAATGATCTTGCGGAAAGTTGGATCGGCGAGGGTGTTGAAATAGGCCCGCTCATCGGGCAGGTGCTCCTTGCCCACCATCGTCGTCGTCTTCTTCGCCAGGCGATCGAGGCGGCGAGCCTCTTTCAGCAGCCGGCGTTCGAGGTTGGGCCGTGCCGAGGCGGCCGCCGTCTCCGCCTCATTGCGCAGTTTCGTGGCCAGATCGCGGCGAGCGTTCTGGGCGTGTCGCAGGCGCATCTCGTTAAGTGCCGCTCCGAAGCGGTTGGCGTCCGCTTCCGACAGGTCCGCCGGCAGTACCTTGCTAAGGATTTCCTTGGCGATGGCTGGCGCATATTCGCGTGCGCTGGCGTTGCGTGCCATCGCTTCGCCCGCGCCGCGATCAAGGGCATGGGCACGCGGATAGGACGTTCCGCCCAGCTCGGTAACGTGGAAGAAGAAGTCCCGCTTGGCCTGGGCAATGCGCCCAGCGGCGTCATAGATTCGAGCCAGCTGCGCATCGCCGAACACGAAGGCGCCGCTCGCGCCTCCGAGCCAATATCGCACACTGCCCTTATCCAGCCGCTGGTAGTCGGCCAGCTCGGCGGGGCTGATCTTCTCGCCGGCAGCTTGGCGTTCGGCCAACTCGTCGCCGAGGCGTTGAAGGAGTTTGTCCCGATCGCGGGGGCTGATCGGCTTTCCCCTGCGCATCCTGTCCTTGAGCCGCTGGTATCTCTTGTCGGAGAGGCCGCCTTCTCGGCTCTCTCCGTGGATGCCGGCGTCATCGCTCTGCTCGTGGAGACCGGTGGCCTCCGGGCTGCGTAAGCCTGCCCGCTGTTCGGCTTCGGCGCTGCGAACCTCGTCCAGCGTGGCGAAGTCGGAGCCGGCCTTCTCGAGAAGCCGGATCTGCGCTTGCCGCAGCCCCTCGTCGCTCATGCCAAGGCGTTTGCCGACCGCGGCCAGGCCCTCATCTGGTTCGTTGCCGGCTAGGCGGTTAATCATCGACTCGAGCACCTCCCGCTCCGAGCTGCTGAGCGACTCGCGGTCGAGCGCGTCGAGCCTGGCTATGGTCGAATCGCGTCCCGCCTGATCTGCACCGGCGTCGGGTTCGGGGCTCTCCGGAACCTCGGAGTTTGAACGTCGCTCAGCCTCAACCTGTGCAGATGCATCGCGAAGGCCGCTTGATAAAGCTTCTGCAATGCCGGCGGGCGAGTGACCCTGCCGCTTTGCGTCGGCAATGGCCCTGTCAACGGCGTCCTGATGGGCACGGGCTGCATCGACTTCCTCCTTGGGCAGACCAAAGGCGGCCAGCGCCTCCTCCGGGGCAACTCGCCCTTCGGCACCGGTGCCGACTTCCAACTGGACCGGGGGGAGGCCGCGGCCGCGCCTGGCTTCATTCGCGGCGTCGATGAGCGACTTCAGCCGGTCGAACTCTTCGCCCCCGGGCTCGGCTTTGTACCGCACCGCGCGGAGCCGCGGATCGATGGCGAGGCCCTCCCCGACCTGGTGGGGGTCGATGAACGCCACTTTCCCCTCGCCGGGGAAGGAACCGTAAAGCTCGAACTGGAGCGTGCCGGGCAGGAAGAAGCCGTCCGACGCATCCCGTTCCCGGTTGGCCCACGCCCGGCCGCGGACACCGCTGGTTAACTCCCGCCACCCAGCTTCAAAGCTGTTGTCCGGGTTCTTGTGGTCCGGCACGCGGTAGACCGCCCCCTCTGGGCGCGCGCCCACACCTGGCTCTGCCAAATTGGCAGCAGCCGCCTGGGAGGCCCCAGGAGCGTTTGGGTCGGCAGGAGACGCGGCAGGCTCCGAGATCGTGGCAGGCTCAACGCCCTGGGAAGGGGGCTGGGCGGTTTCGGCCGGTTCGGAAGCGGTGTTTTGGGCCTCCTGATGCTGCCCGACCAGTTCCTTGGTCGCCTTCTCGAAGGCCAGATCGCTGCTCATGCCCTGGCCAGCCAGTTCCCTCAGCCGCGCCTGGGACTGTTCCAACTGGCGGCGGACGATGAATTGCCGCTCCTGTTCGGGGGCGTGGACGGCGGCGAAGATCGCCCCCATTACCGCTTGCATGGCGAATTGCTGACCAGCTTCCCCCTTCTTGCCGTTAAGCAAGTCGCCCATAACTCCGTAGTGGGTGTTGAACTTGAGGGCCTCCGGCAGGAAGTTGTCGGTTACCGAGGTCGCGACCTCGGCCAATTGCTGTTCGGCTGGGAACTGGACGGCGCCGATGCCGAGCCTCGCAGCGGCGCGGCCGGCGGCGGTCGGCACACGAGCAGCCAGCCCCTCGCCGGCCTTGCCCATCGACCCGAGAATCTTGTTGAGAATCATGCCCTGCACGAATGCAGGCCCGGCGTTCTGGAAGTCCGTCGCCTCTCCACCCTGCGACTGCGCCCGCTGCTGGGCGGCTTCCGCGTACAGCGACGGCATGGCGGCCGTCCGAAGCGCCAGACGGCCGCCGCCAGAGGCGATCGCCGGCAGGGCAGCCGTTCCCCCAGGGATGACTCGGCCGAGCGGCCCGGTCAGGTACGCTTCACCGGCCATGCCGACCGCACGCCCGGCGGAGCCAAGGAGCTTCCGGCCGAAGCTCTGCTTGCCCTCTGCTTCGTCGCGGACATCCTGGTACGCCGCGCGCCCGAGGTCTTCATCGGTATAGTCGCCCGAAGCGATCCGCTTTCGCGACTCGTCCACCATCGACTGCCACTTGGCGTTCGGAACGGACCAGAAGGGCGCAATAGCGTTGTCCGTCACAAACTGGCTGAACTGTGCCCAGGGGCCGCGGTTCTCGAAGCGCTGCTGTGCTTCTTCGCGGGCCTGAGCGTACCGCCGCTGTCGGGCCTGAAGCGGCGAGGCGAAGCCGTCGATTAGGGCGTCCACCTTATCGCTCGGCCCGATGGTGGCCGCCTGCTCCGCTACTCCAGGTGCGGCGCCGTCTACGAGCTGGTCGATTTTGTCATCCATGACTTACCTACTCGAACTTGGCATTCAAGCGGAAGCGTTCTGGATTGTTAGGGTCTGCCGCGCGAGGCTTCCCTTCTGCCGGCCACTTCGTCTTGAGTCGCGAGCGTAAACTCTCAATCTCCGTTGCGATCGCCGGGGTACGCTGAGCCGCGCCTGGGCCACCGTAGCTGTGAAGCAGTCCCACCAATCGCCGCAGGTCGCTCCGCTTACTCTCTCGCTCCACCGGATTCTCGATGCCATCAATGTCCTTTGCCAACGAAGCAGCGTAGCCATTGATATGAAGTACGTGAGCCGTGAGTTGCTCGCCTGGCGACTGCGGCTGGCCACCGCCTGGCGATCGTGCGCCCGCGGACCCAGCGCCCGCACCAGGTCCAGCTGTGGGCGCAGCCGGTTGATCCGGCGGCATAGCGCCCTGCAACTCGCGGACGGCTTTCGCTTTCTCCTCGTGCTCGGCCTTCACCTTGTCCACGTACTCCTTCAATCCACCGGGAGCGCTCGCCTTCGCCTTCGAGATTGGGTCCATCGAAGCGTAAGCCTTTTGGTCGGCCAGCATCCGCTTGTACGCCTCATCGACAATCTGCTGCGGGGTCGCCCCGGCTTTAGCGCCGGCCGTACTGCTCCTGACGTGTTGCATCCGCAGGCCGCCGTCCGCAGTGATTTCCGGCACGAGTAAGTCGCCGTTGGGCAAGGTGTGCGTATTCTCCTCGACCCATTTGTGGTTGAGGGACCCATCGGCCAGGCGAGCGCCGGCCGCCTGCTTCCGCAGGTCGAGCTGCTGTTGGAGGACCTTCTGTCGCAGCTCGCCCTGCTGGCGCGCCAGCCGCGCCTGCCCCACTCGGATGCTGGCGTCGAGGGCCAGGGCCAGCTGCCTGCGGGTGCGATCGTCAAACCGCGGGTCTTGCAGCACACGAGCCAGCTCCATTTGCTGATGCTCAAGCTGGTTGATTTCCCGCTGGCTCATGGGGAGTCCCTGCTGCACGCGAGCCAGGTACTCGTCCTCCGAGATCGGGCCAGGCCGGGTGTAGCCGAACTGTTCGAGGCCGCCCGGCCCGTAAGCGGCGTATTGCGGCGGTCGGTCGCCCGCCTGAATGACCATGACGTGCCGACCGCCAGCTTGGCGGACTCGCTCCTGGTAGGCCGCCCGTCGCGCCGCCATCGCTTGCGGCGAGTTGTCGCCCTCGTCCGCGCCGACCTGGGCGCTGGGCTCAGCGGGAAGCGGCGGCGCGCGGTCGGCTCGCGCCATGGGCGGCTCTTCGGTCTGCTCGTCCGGCGGCGCGTCGGTCTCCTCGTCCGGCAGAGCGCCGTTGACTTCGAGGTCCTCGTCAGCCGTAGGGTCGTAAACGCTGGCCATCGCTGCTCTCCTTAGATTTCGGCGTCGGCCGTGTAATGGATGCCGAAGAGGTTGCCGACCGCAGAACTCGCGTTGCCGGCGAACGAAATGTCGCAGCCGCTTGCGTCGGTCCGGTTAACCGTCACCGCGCCCGAGTCCAGACTGCCAGTGATGTCGCGGGCGGTCGCATTTGCGCTGACCGGGCTAAATGTCGTGACTGTGGGCGCGGCACGCATCTGCACGGGCCAGCGAATCGGGATGTAGCCCGTGCTAGTCGTCGTCTTGCCGGTAATCGCGCGCACCTCGCCCGTGCCGAGGCCCACCGCCTGCGCCGGCCCCGTGTCTATGGCGAACGACTTGGCATAATAGCGTTGGCAGCGAAGCAGCTCGACGCTTAACGGCACAGGCGCGTAGTCTTGGATTTCGTAACCGTCCGTGAGGCTGGCCTGGCTGATGCTGAATTGATCGTTGGCCAGAAACTGAGTGTCGGTCCACACCAGCACGATGATATTCAAGCAATTGGTGGGGACCGTCACACAGCCGCCGAAGCGCCCCCAGGAGGTCGTGACCGAACAGATGAATGAGTTAGTGTCGGCCGTGCAGCCGTCGCCGCTCACACCAGCCAGCGGCGCGACAAAGGCCAGGTTCGTTCCCAAGGTCGGATCGACGCCATTGCCGCCAAAGGCCGAGATGAAGGTCGCGGGTAATGTGTTAGCCGTTCCCGCCGAGGTGAGCTGCGCCACGGCGATCTTCAATGTCTTCGATGCGCTTGCTTTGAGAAGCACCTGGAAGCGGGCAATGCGGCCTCGCAGCGGCAGAGTCTCGGCCGCTTCAATCACCTGCGAGACAACGATCTTACCCTGGTTGGTGATCTTGGTGAAATTGCCATAGGCGAAGGCTTGGAGCCCGGACTCCGGCGCGTTAGTGGTGCCGGTTCGGAAATACTGGACCGAAGCGTTCTCGTTGGTTACGGTCCAGCCGTCCGCCGTGTACGACCGGCCGGTCGTGTTCGAGTAGGTCGTCGGCGTGGCTGGCGTCTGCCGCTGGGCCAGCGTCCACTCGCCGTTGCGAAGGAAGTTGCCGAGGTTCAGCCGCTCGTCTAGCGTGCGCAACACACCCGCGGAGCTGAGCACTTTCAGTCGGCTATCGGCGATATCCAGAAAAATCTTGTGCTTGCCCGTAGCCCCGGCGCTTGGCGCGTTCACTTCGGCCATCGTCAATTCACCGGCCATTAGCCAATCTCCAGGTAAGAGGTTGAGAGAATCTCCAAGCTGGCAAGGCTGTCAATTTCCAAACCGCCCGGAACGTAGCTCGACGTGCCAGCGTCCATCACCTTCACGGTCGACAGGCGGTTGAGGCAGACCGGGAACTCCGGCAGCCAGCCGTAGGCCAACCGCGCGTTGGAGCCCGCCTTGGGAATGGCGCCGACTCCGGGGCTGACCGTGGCCACCTCGTCAGAGCCGCCGTTCTGGTGAGTCGTTGCATGCGCCTTCGGGGTGCGCGAGTCCGACAGTCGCGAGTCGTCCCCGGCGCACGCTTGCGTCGATCCGGCGCCGAGCGTGCGCATCGACGGCGTGCCGGCCGTTCCGTCTTTGTTCGCCGTCGCCACCTGCGAGTCCGTCACCCCCAGGGCCTTGATGCTGAAGGTTGTTCCGGACAAGTGCAGGGTGGTCTCGTCGGCCTGGTACGTGCCGCCGGCGGAGGTGGAGACGTAGAACAGGCCCGTGTCGCCATCTTCGCCGTCCATGCCGGGGACGCCCGGAGCGCCGGCAGCGCCAGCAGCGCCAGCAGCGCCAGCAGCGCCAGCAGCGCCGGGCGGTCCCGTGGCTCCGGTCGCCCCCGCTGGCCCCGCTGGCCCAGGAATGACCAGCGGGTCTTCGCCGTCCTGGCCGTCAGCGCCAGGCTGCCCGGCCGCACCAGCCGGCCCCGGTGCGCCGGCCGGCCCCGGCGCACCAGCCGGACCCGCTGGCCCGGGGATCGGCTCGGCGTCCCTGCCGTCCTCGCCAGGAAGGCCCTGCGGGCCGGTCAGGCCCCGGAACGGAAATGGTCCGTGCCATCCCACTGCAAACCCCCTGGGCGCAGCGCCCACTACGCGATGCCGATTTCGCCCTCGCCTTCAATGGTCAAGGCCGTGTTGGCGTCCGCCAGACCGGTGAGAAAGTCCACCGTGTCGAGCGGCATGCGGCCGTACCAATCGACGTAGCTGTTGGCCGGGATCGACGTGGCGTTGAAAGCGAACTCGGTGCCGGCCGCCGAGCCGCCGGTCGCCCCGATGTAGAGGCTGACCGTGTGCGCCGCTGCCGTCTTGTTGACGACACGGATGTGCGTGAGGATAATCCGAGTCTTGTCGTAGGGCGCGGCTGAGGCGTTCACGCCGCCGGTCGTCGTACCGGGGTTCAGGTAGTTGGCCGCGGCATTGGTCAGAGCGACCGGCCCGAACCGAAACGGCTTGTTTTGCATGGGTATCCCTTCCTAAGTCTTGAAGTAAAAAAGCAGATTGTTCGGGTCAGTGACATCGAAGTAGATCGCCCCCGGTTGCCCGAGCGCGGCCGCCGGCGGCCCGACGCCCGAGAGGGCTTCAATGGTAATCGCGAATTCCGTCTGGCCACCCTTGTAGACCAAGAGACCCTGGCGGAAGAGGCTGTTGAAGATCCCGGCAACGATTTCCGTAAACCGAGCCATCCGGTTTTTGTCTACCGGGTCGGGAACGCGATGAAGAAGCGTCTGGCTCGACATGCCGGCCCTCCCTGGCTATTCTGCGCGCTGCGCCCGCCGCGTTACGCAAAGCCGTAGTTACCTAGATAATCGCCAGTCATTGGCGGCAAGTCCTCTCCCCATCCGCCGCCGCCGTAGGGCCCCTCGCTGGACATGCCCGGCTCTCCGATGTAATTAAGCATGCTGCCGCCCGGCCCCAATGTGCCGAGACCACTTAAGCTTGCGTCGCCGTAGTACGGCGGCACATACGTGCTCTGCGGCGCGTCGAACGTGCCGGCGACTGCCGGCCCGTAGCCATAAATCGGTTGGTTATTGCCGTAGCCCCTGCCCCCCATCGGGGCGAACATCCACGGCCGATCCAAGCTTGAGTTTGACGCCGGGGCTCCGCTTGGCCGGAAACTCTGGCTCTGGCCCTGGCTGTAGCCGCCGAGGAAACCGCGAATACCCTGCGCCATCTGCGAGCCGTAGTCAGCCCGCATGCGGCTGACCTTCTCGGCCAGGTCGCTTTGGGCCTTCGCCTCATCGAGCGTGAGGCCGCGGTTGACGGCGGATTGGACGGTCGTGTTGCCCAGACCGCGAGAGATGAGGGCCTGGTCGGCCTGCCCCTGCCGCTGAGCGTAAAAGTCGGTGATTGCCTGCCGCTGGGCGTTGCCGATGTTTTGAATGCCCGCGAGCACGTCCCTGTAGGCGCCGAGATACCGATCGTAAAGGGCCTGGTTCTGCTTCACCACGGACCCGTAGGCCGAGTAAGAACTGGAACTCGAATCCATGCTAGCCTCCTTGTTGCGGGGTGGTTGCTCGAACTACCGGTTGCGTCGCCTCACCATGCCCCGCGGTTCCACGGTCGCCCGAATCGCTTCGATCGCCCAAGCATTCGTTGACCGAAGGGTAACATAGAGCGCGTGCGCGGCGCGGCGCACCGGGCGGGTAAAGTTGCGGCCGGGCTTCCAGGTGCCCTTCACCACGGGGTCGCTGGCCAGAGCAGCCTCGGCTGTCTTGCCCACCCGAACTTCATAATCCACCGTGCCGCCCTCCTCGGCCAAGACGCCCTGGATTTCGTTGAACATAACATCATCCAGACCGGAAGTTAAGATCGGCCCGATCACGACTTCACTCTCAATGTTAGTCCCGTCGTCCGTCGTTTGCCCGTCCTGATAGGACCGAACGTAGCCGTCCCACGAGCCGATGAGCAAGAGCCGCTGGGCGGCGGTGTTGCCCTCAAGGACCGTCGCAACGAGCGGGTTATGGTTGTTGTTGGCGAAGGCGTCGGTCCACCACGCCCCGGTTCGCGCCTCCCAAGTGAAGTGAGTCGTAACCGCCGGAGCCGCAAGCGGAGTGACGAACAGCTTAAGCGCCTGCTCTCGGTCGTCCCACTTCATGGTCAGCGAATTCGCGCCCGTGTCGATTCCGGCCAGCAGCCGTTCGACCGGCTGGCTGATGCGGACCGGCTTGCTCCCCGGCTCCATGCGGTAGATCGCCGGCCGACTGGCGACGAAGTACATCGCGCCGCCAGGATCAAGGCACCAACTGTCGCCCCACGCCATGCCAATCGCGTCGGTGATGAGGTCGAGCGAGCCGTTGTCCATCGGGTCGCCGCGCATCTGCCACAAGCTCTGGCTGCCGCCCATGACCAGCAAGTCGTCGTTGTACGGAGCCAGGGCCTGGATCACGTCGCCCAGCTGTCCTTGCTTCGAGTTGTTGCCGGCGACGGCTTGCGTGGCGCTCGGCGAGAGCGGGGCATAGTCGTAATCGGTCGGCACGTTCACCCGGCTCATGAACCAGTTTTGCGGGTCGCCCAGGAGCCCGGACTGCACGACCCGGCCTCGCCAGGTGCAGATCAATCGCGGCCGGTTGGCGCCCGACGCCGGCAGCGTGCCGGCCGTCGCCGTCCAGGTATGCACGGAGTTGTCCACGGGGTCGAAGTAAGCCGCGTTCGCGCCGTCGGCGAACCAGAGCTTCTGGACGCATGACGCCATGCGGACAATGCCGGTAAAGACCAAGGGCGGCGTGTTGCCGGTTAAATTCGTCGCCTGCGTCCAGACAGTATCGTCGGGCCGAGCGTAGTAGACGACGCCCTTGGAGACGGCGACGACAGTAACGAATCGGCCGCTGATGGATTGCACGTTGACCTCCGTGTTCGAGAGCGTGCCCAGTCCCTGCACGAGCCAGCCGGCGACGACGGCCCCGGCCTTCGTGCGGCCGAGCCCCTGCCGAGACCCGCCGCGTGCCCGGTTCGTCAGAGGCTCAAAGGCACGCACATTCTGGCCGAAGCGGCTGGTGGCGACGTAGACCTTCTTGCCGGTTATCGGGTCAGTGCCAATCGGCCGCGCCGGCTGTTTGCCGAAGGCGTCAGCCCGGTCCATCCCGCCGAGGGGGAATCGCAGCTCGGTGTCCGGCCTTTCAGCCTGCGGCATCCTGCCCTCTGGGCGCTGCGCCCGCTGGTCCCTTGAGTCGCTCTGCCAGCGACTTCTTGTCCTCTTCGGTCAGAGTTATAGGCAGGTCAATGTGGAGCGTTCGTGTTGGACACCACGGAGTTCGGCGATCATGCTCCTGGCCGCACACCGACATCACGTGCTCGACGTACTCCTCGATGCCCTCGCCCGCGTTGCGTTCGCGGACCCGCACCGAGACATCGTCCAGTTCACAGAGCGAACACCTGTAGTGCGCTTTCAGCATTTCATTAAGCTCCGAGCACCGTCCCAATAAGCCCGGTCATGGTGAAGCCCACGCCAATCGTCGGCGTAAACGTCGCGTCGAACAGGAACACAAGGCCTGGCACGGGCGGGTTGAGCGTGCTGCCGTCGATCGCCGTCGTGTGCGACCCCGCCGGTGGACTATACGACCACGTGCCCGATGCTGAGTTCCCGCTGTCGATGTAGGCCGCCGTGCCATCAACATATCCGCCCACGATGCAGTCTGGAAACACCGTCAAGGCCGCCTGGCCGACCGGCGGCGTCTCGTCCCGCGTGCGCTTGGCGGCGTTGCGCTTAAACGTGAACGATGCCTGAGCAACCCGGAAGGTCGAAGTATCGGTCGGAGTGAAGGTCAGGTTGACGACTCGCTGCGTCCTGTGCCCAAAGATCGTGCCCAGGGGCAGGCTGTACGAGTAAGTGCCGGCAATGACCGAGTTGTCGCGCGGGTCATGAGCCGCCGCATTGAAGTCGCCAGCGACGAAAGCCTGGTCCTCGAGCAGTTCCTTGTGGGCCGGCGTCCAGTCCAGCCGCGGCGTGATCTTCGGCAAGCTCGAATGCCCGGTCCCACCGTTCCGCACCGGCCCGAAGCTGACCGGATCGAGCACAAAGTCCGGCCACTGGAAGGGGAAGTAGCCGAGAGCGAACTGCTCGCCTGTCGCCGCCACGCTCCCAAGCCCCTGAATGCTGCCGGGCAAGAGGCTGTCAAGCCAGCGGATCAGGCCCGGCCTCGAACCGCCGCGCCGGCGGTCTTCCAGCCGCTCGAAGCTGCGAATGTTGGAGCCAACCGAGGTCGTCTCGCCGGTCTGGCGGACGAACGCTTTCGACCGGTCAATCCCTCGCAACGGGAATTCGAGCGTCGCTTCATCCATTAGTCACCAGGCCCCGCCGGGTCATTCGTTTGGGACCCCGCCGAGCAATCCAGCGGCGGGTCATCTCCGAGGTTCGTCCAGTAGCCGTTCGACGTGATGCCGCCAGCAAACGGAGCGAACAAGGGCGCGTCGGGGTACGACTCGCTCTTCTTCTTCCACTGCAAGCAGAAGGGAATCTCTGCCGCGCCGATTGGTTCGTCGCGCGTCAGCGGCAGGCCATTGAGCGTGCCGTTCGCTGCGATCGTGCCGCTGAGGACCACGGTCCAGGACGCGACGTTGGTGAACGGAGGCACCGTCGAGACGCCGCGAAGCAGTTGCCAGGTGTCGTACCCGGGCGCGGCAAACTCGCACCAGGTCGTATAGTCGGGCGGGCTCTGGAACCGGCGCAGCGTGTGGCGAGTGATTAACTCGACCCCGTAGACCGTCCGCTTACCGATAAAGAACCGGCGTTCGGTGAGCTTGTTGGTCGCTTCGATCAGGCTGAGCTGACTCGAATCCTTGTACCGCACGCGGTTGTCCGGCGTGAAGTGGGCCAGGAAATAGTAGACCGTCACGATATGCATCGTGGCTCCCGCGAACAGGTACACCTTCGCTCCGGTATCCGGGTCGAAATACCAGATGTCATACGTCACCGTGCCCGGCAGGGCCGATCCGTCTGATTTCACCTGGCCCACGGCGTTGAGGATGCTGCCGTCGATGACGGTATCGTGCTTGACCGTCGTCGGAGGGGCCCACACCACTTTGGTCGGCGTCAGCTTGCGGGTGAAGACGTTCGTCTTCCTGGCCGTTCGGAAGCTGGGAGAGTCCGGCGTGAAGGTCGCCGTCACCGTCCGCTGGTCAACGTGCCCGAAGACCGTGCCAGAAGGCGGGTCGAACACGAATGTGCCGGGCACTACTGAGTTGTCCCGAGGGTCCTTCGCCACGGGATTCAGCTCGGCTCCGCCGAAGGCTTCGTCCTCGTAAAGCTCCGTCTGGCTCGGCGACCAGGTGATGGCGGGCACCACCCGGCCTGGGATGCTGGGGAAGCCCGAGCCGCCGGAGCGGACGTTGCCGAAGTTCACTGGATCGAGCACAAAGTCAGGCCACTCGAAGGGGAAGTAGCCGATGACGAATTGTTCGCCGGTCGCAGCCACGGAGCCGAGGCCCTGAACCCCGCCGGGCATCGCCCCGTTGATCCACCGCGTCAGGCCGGGCCTCGAACCGCCCCGCTTGCGATCCTCCAGCCGGTCGTAAGAGCGGATATTCTGCGCGTGGGCGGTCGTCTCGGGCGCCTGCCTCGCGAAAGCGCGGCTGGCGTCCAGGCCAGAAAGCGGGAACTGGACCGGAACGTCGTCCATGAACGCCTCTGGGCGCAACGCCTACCGCAAGGCGACCAGGGCCGCGCCGCCCGTCGCGCTCGCGTTGATGTCCACGCTGATTTCCAGCCGCTGGACCCCGTGCAAGCGAATCTTGGCCCAGGCAATCGTGTTGTTAGCCGGCGAGTAAATCTGCTCGGTCCCCTGGCGAGTCGTCGCGGCCGTGATGGTCGGCTCGGTGTTGACGGCGATAGTGTCTGCGAATCTGATCGTGTGGCCGAGCGGCGTGTTGTCCACGCCGACAACCGTCCCAAGCGTGCAGAGGAAGTCGCACAAAATGGTTGGCGCCCACAGATCGCTGATGCCGGTGTTGCCGTCGCCGGCGATGCGCGTCCAGCCGATGCAGCGAAGATTAAAGGTCGTGTCGTCGTTCCCGGTGCCGAACGGGACGATGAGCGCCTCCAGCGGAGCTTCGCTGCCCGCACTTTCGAGGTCGAGAACCGCCGCGCCGGTCGGGGCGGTGAGCGTCGGAATTTTGACCGGGAAGCCGTTGTCGGTGAGAACGGCGGGCGGCGTTGGCTTAAGATCGGTCGCCGAGCCCCGGATGATGGATTGCATGAGAACCTCCGTGTGGGATGGAAAATCAGCCGCCTGGGTCAGCCTGAAGTATGGGGGGCATACTACCTTGGCTGAGCCGCAAGCGGCTGAATGCCGGCCTGGCCCGCATGGGCGCTGCGCCCACGCCTTAGCCGCCGTGGATTAACTTCCAGATTTCTGCGAAGGCCGCGAGCAGCTGGGGAAGGTTTTGAACAATCAGTTGCAGCAAGTGGCCATCGCCGAGCGTCCCGACGACGTTCGTCGGCTGGCTGGCAACCTTTTTGGCCAGCGCCTTGTGGGTCGCCACGCAGCACGCCGAGTACACGTCTGGGTCGCTCAGCACGTTCTCGGCAATCGCCTTCTCGGCCGGCGTCAAGGCGGCTGAGCGAAGAGCCACCTTAAGCTGGCGGTGAATGGCTGCCCGTTCGATCAAACCCGCGCCGACGGCCTGCGGCGACTGCGAAGTCGCAGCTAGTTCCGGCTCCACGGTCTGCTCAAAGCCGAGGGCGCACCGGACGCGGCGGCGGAAGAGACAGAACCGCCGCTTCACGCGACTCGCCATCGGGTGGGCCGCGTAGGCCGTCACCGGGCCATCACCCAACGGCATCCACTGATAGCCAGCGGAGCGGTAGGGCTCCGGAACCTGGGCCGTGGGCCGGTTCGGGCAATTCGGGCCGACGCAGACCGTGCCAGATTGGTAGCCGGGCGTCGCCGGGTCGGACTCCAGGCAGATGGCACTGGCGATCGCGGCGTCGAGGACGGCCCCATGGACACGCTGGGCACACTCCGCTGCCTTCGCCTTGATTTCCGGGACAGTCGGCGCCTTGTCCCAACTGAACATCTTGTACAGCGTGCCGTCGAGGGCATGCATCAAGAGGATCAGCCGCGGCTGGGAGCTGCCGTCGAAACTCGTCTCGTGGCAGGTGACGAACGCCGGCCGCAATTCGCGGCACACGTCATCACAGCGAAGGCCGACACAAACGAGCAGCGGCTTGTGCTCCGTCCGAGCTACCTTGACGGCATCGTTGTAAGGAACCTCCCTGGTTCGCGCCACGACGCTTGGCTGCTTGGACTTCACCACCGCAATCGCCGCTTGAGCTCGCGCCCACGCGAGTTCTTGGTCCTTGTTTTTGGACGGCTCATCGGCGAACGACGACGCCGCCAAACTCGCGGCCATCAAGACCGCTGCGAGAAACTTTTTCACATCGCCTCCAGATGTTACAGAGCCGTCGCGAACAGCGGCCCGACGAAGGCAGGCTGTTTTGGCTTGGCTCGGACAGGCCAGTCGATCACTTTGCGAGGGAACCCCTTCACGTCGCTGAAGGTCCAGGAGTCGTTTTGCTTCAGCATTCGATCAATGACGCCGGACTCGGCCCAGAAGCCGCCAGCCGGAGCATTCCCCCAGCCGGTCGGGCCGGAGAACGCAGTCGGGCCCCAGGAGTTCATGATGAAGCCGTACTCGCGGCCGCCTTCGACGTGGTAGCCGATCAAGGCCATGCAGTGAGCCCATTGTCCGCTCGGCCGACAGACGCCGCTGGAATCGCGAGTCATCGTGAAGCCCTGGTTCGAGCAGACGGCGACGCCGTAGTGGCTCGCCAGTGCCCTCTTCGCCTCGCCCCAGTTCAAGACCTGCGTAATGTCGCGAACGGGATGCTCCTTGGCGTCGATCAAAACGCCGCCCGGAGCGCCAGTGCGGCCCCAGTCGCGGGCCCGCGCCTCCGAATACAGCGTCAGATCAATTCCCGCCACCGGCTCGCGCGGCGTGATGCCCCACTGCTGGACGTATCTCGCCACCCACGCGCCGACGGCGCCGTCGCCGCGAATCTGGTTATGCCCGATCTGCACGCGGGCGCCAGCGTATAGCGCCTCCTCACAGACGCGCTTAAACCGCTCGGGTTTGCCGTTGGCAATCGCGCCCACCATCGTGGTTTCGATCGCCGTCGCGGTCCCGAACCCGGTGCAGTCCCCGACCGATCCCTGGTTCTTGTTGGGAATCTCGCCGCCCGTCACCTTCGGCCAATGCTGCCAGGTGTAAACGTGATCGGGGAGCTGGTCCTCGGCCACCAGACCGGCCTCGGTCGTGCCGAAGCTCTTGACCGCCAGGCCGGCGACGACCTGGGCCACGGCGTCCTTGTCCTCGATCCAGCCCTGTGCGCCGATCGTCTCGGTCGGCCAGTTGACCGGCACTTTCTTCTCGACCTCAACGACAACCGGACTAGGCCGAGCGCCGAAGTAGGTCGCGATGAACGTCAGCAGCGCGACCACGAAGCCGATCGCCGCCTGCTGCACCGCCTTGTTGGCGATAGCGTCGGCAATAAACTGCCTCACTTAGCCACCCCCTCAAGAATCGCCGCCGCGCGGCTATAGACGCCGCCGATCCCGGCGCGGAGGCCGTCGTCAAGCTTTGCGGTGAGACTCGGCGCTACTCCGTGGACCTCGGTCAGCACCCGGCCACGGATCGGCTTCAAGGCGTCCGCGCCAAGGCCGACTGTGTTTTCAACGAAGGTGAGGAGGATCGCCGCGAGTTCTTCACAGGTCTCGCAGGTCGGCGACTGGCTCTCCTTGGCCATCTGCTTGTAGAGGTTGGCCAAAGTGAGCGCCTGGACCTTCTTGTCCTTGCTGGGCTCGTCGGCGTAGAGTTTCGCGATGTCGGCCGCCAACTTATCCGTCGGCGTCGGCGGAGCCGGCGTAGCGCCCAGCTTGTCGATCTTGTCAGCCAGCTCCTTGAACCTGGCCTTCGCTTGGGCCACCAGCTCGTCTTCCTGCTTTTGCAGATCAGCGCGCTGAGCCCGGAGCTTGGCGATCTTGTCGAGCAGAACGTCGAGGGGCTCGGTTGGCGCAGCTTGGCCGACAAAGGCCGCCAACAGTACAAGGCCGAGAAGCATAGGGTCTCCCTGTCCTGGAAACGATGCTCTGGGCGCGGTGCGCAGAGCGGAACGAATCAGCTGCCGACCGGCGGCCTAAACCTCTCCAGCAACTCTCAGGAGTGCCGGCCGACGTGCTTGGCGTTCTTGTGCATCCCGTGGCCGGCCCCGCGGCGCCTGGCCATCTTCTTCAGCGTCCTGGCCAGCGCCTTGCGCCTCGGGGTGCAGGTTTTCTTGGACATCGGGGTGCAGTACCCCCTGTGGGCGGGGTTGATCGCCCCTTGGATCCAGTTCGCCATCGGTCCCTCCGTTATGGCCCAACGCGCTGCGGAACGAACAGGCACCCGCACAACACGCCAAGCAGAAAGACAAATCCAACCGCGAAACCGCGGCAACGGTCGGCCGTCTCCAGGCACAACCGTGAGATAGTCGCTTCGTTCCCCGACACCGAGTAAGCAACCAGATCGTACACGACGCCGAGCAGGATCATGGCGAGGATCACGACGGCAGTTGCCTCTCGCCAACTCATTGCCCGACTCCGTGCGGCCCAGGCGGAACGTGCGGGGGGTCGAGCCGCAGCCCCCTTCGCATCCGTCGTTCGAGCAGGAGCTCGACCAGAACGTCCTCTGGCACAACCCACGAGCCGGGCTCTCCCTGACGCACGCCGCGCACGTCCGCGTAGATCAGGGAGGCCCGCTCGTCTGGGCTCATGGCATCTCCACGTCCAGGTAGTCGAGCGTGATCGCGCCATTGCCCGTGCCGTTCTGCTGGGTGACGACCAAATCCTGCGACGACGTGGTGTCCACGGCGACGGAAGCCGTCTTATTGAACCGGAGAGTCGCGGTGTTGCCGGTGCCGATGCCCCAGGAAAACACGCCGTAGACGTGGCCAGTGGCTCCGGTGTCAATCACCGACAAGCTCAAGTCGAAGTGGAACTGGTCGCCGTTGGCCGGCGTGATGGCGTTGCCCGTGTCCATGACGAGGACGCCGCCGACGCCGCCGAGCCGAACGCGGATTTGCAGCGTGCCGTTCGCGGTCGTGATTGTGCCGCCGCCGCGAACCCGCAGTTTGGAGCCGATCTTCAGGTTGTTGGCCGGGATAACGTAGTGGTTCGTGCCAAAGGCCGTTTCCGCCTGCGCGGCAACCGAGCCGGACGCGCCAACGGAAGCAAACCGCAGATGCGGAAGCTGCGACTCCCACTTGCCGGCGACTTCGCAATAGAAAGTGGCGACAGCGCCGGCCTTCACCCGCACAGCGACGTTGGCGGCCTGGCCATTGATCGCGTCCGTGCCGCCGTTCACGGGGAACACGTCGGCCGACTTGGCTCCCGTATTAACCACCGTCACCGCCATGCCGGGAACGCTCTGAGGCAGCGCCACGGAGTCTCCGTCGGCCGCGACCGTGACGAGCCGGTTGAGTTGCGTTGTTAGCGGCGTGGCGCTCGCCTGGCCGCCGCCGGCGAAGGCCGTAATGCCGTCCGTGGCCGACTCGAACAGCTGGCCGGCGATCGTCACGTTGCCGCCCAGCGAAGCGCCCCACGCGCTCACTAGCGTCGTGCCGATGTTTGTGTAATCGACGCCGTTCAGGCGGTCGATGTAGATGCAGCCCTTGGCGTAGCCGGGAATGCCGCTGGTCGGCGGCCCGTTCCCCTGGGCCAGCATCGTCAGCTTGGTCGGGCCGCGGACGAGGGAACCGAGCTGGTCTGCGGACTGAATGTCGTAACGCTTCGACATGGCTTCTCCTGTGGGCGCTGCGCCCAGTGCTACAAGGGGACGACTCCGTTGACCTTGATCGGCGGAAAGTCCCGCCAGTAGTGGTGATGCATCCGGTCGCTGTGATCGGAGTCGTAGCCGTACCACTGCGGCCGCATTTCCCGGTCCTTGCGAATCGAGGCCGCCAAGCATCGCATGAACGCCAGGTAGTGCGGGCCTTCTGTCACCCGGTCCCATCGCTCTTCCGCGACGGCCAGGCATGACTCAAGGAGCGTCTCCCGGTGCGTAATCCCGCCGTAGGCGTAGGGCCACGAGTCCGACAGGGCCTCGGGCACCAGGTTGTACGAGCCCTGGAGCGTGTAGCTCCGGTCGGGAATCGGGTAAATCTGAAGCTCGAACCGTTGCGGCTGCTCTTTGCGAGGCATGACCACGGCGAGCAACGGCCGGCTCGTGCGCGACGGGTACTTCTGCCGTTCGATCCGCAACTGTAACTCGTGGCCGAGTTTCACCGTCAGGCTGGAACTGGTCTGAGCATCGCTCACCAGCGTCAGTTCCGGCGACGTGAACCCGCCGAAGTCGTCCGGCAGCAGGGTTTGCGTTACGCCGGCCGGCACCTGAAGCTGAATCACCGGCCGGAGGAAGGTCCAGTCGTGGCCCCCGGGATGCACGCCATTGGGGATCGGCGGGGTGTTGATGAAGCGGGAATAGCCCGAATCGACAAAGCTCTTGAGCAGTTGGGTCTGCTCGGCGTCCCACGCCTCGGCCCCGCCGTCCTTGCCCGGCCCCCAACCAAGGTAAAGTCCGAGTTCGCGCTCCAGGTCAGCTTTTTTGAGAAGCATCGTCATGAGCGCGTCCGTGGGTGGTCAACCAGGTGAGTCGGCGGAAAGCATCCCGTTCTATCCGCCGACTCTGCCTCCTTGCTCACACTTACAGGCCGATGAGAAGCTGGGCGACCGTTACGCTGCTGATTGAGGAGTTGCCGGGCGTGGTGGCCGTGGCGTTCAACACGGCCATGAAGAAGCCGAGGTTGATGTTGTTGGGGAAGTCCGTGCCGGCCGCGACCGGGATTACCTTCTCAGCCACCTTCACGCCGTCCACGAAGAACGACAGGGCGTTGTCGTTGTTGCTGAACTTGCCGGCCCGCTGATCGAACCGCATGCCGAGTTTGACGTAGGTGTCGGCCAGAAGCGTCGCGACATCGTTGGCCACAACCACCGCCGCTACGCCGGCCGCCTTGTACGTGACGTTCAAGGTCGCGCCGCCGGTGCCTGCCCCGGCCTTGGCCGACTCCGGCCGGAAGAAGCCAACGCAGCTCACGTCGGCGACCGCGCCGGCGGCCGTGATGGGCACCGTGGCGCTCAGGGCCGTGTTCGTGTCCATCAGGCCGACGAACAGGTCGTGCTTCGTGTCGGCAATGGTCGAGGTCTTCACCCGCGCCTCAAACCACAGCGTCTTCGCGGCCCGACTGATGCGAAACGGAGGGCAGGCCTGCGAGATGGACGCCCCGGCGTTGTCGGTCGCGGTCGATGCCAGCGCCACGCCGCCTTCCTGAGTGGTCAGGTTGGTGATGGTGCCGTCGGCCGAGCCGAAGGCGTTTAGGCCCTGCGCCCAATACGCATTGGCGGCGTTGACCGTGCCGCTCTTGAAAGAGTGGAACCGGCGGTGCCAGTAAATGCCGATGCCCGGGTCCTCCAGCATATCAAGCACCGGGATGTCGGCCATGAAACCCGAGGGGGCGTTGCGCTGGTCGGCAGCGGTTTGAAGGTTCTGGAGCAGACCAATCGCGTTCATCCGTTTCTCCCGCCCCCCCCGTGTGAGTGAGTTCCCTATTCCGGCTTCGCGTCGTCCGGCGACTTCCGGTAAACGCGGTGGCAGATCGTCACCCGCATCAGCTTGTCGCCGGGCCGCACCTTTTCGATCTTCCGGCCGTTCACCCGGCGCGAGCCGTTCTCATCCGGCGGCTCCAGCACCTCAAAGCGGCCGGCGTCCTGCGGCAAGGTGAATCCGATCAGGTGCCGGCAGTGCCCCTTGTCGCTGAGGTCTTCGGTTTCGCAGCCGAAGGGGCAGGCATTGACAACTTCGCCATCGGTGGCCGAGTTAAGGGCCGCCATCAGCGGCGAGAGGTTGGCGCTCTTGCCGCCGCGAGGACCATGTTTGACTTCTTGCACCGCCATCCGCTCAGCCTCCCTCCTCGTTTCAAGGCCGCTCTGGGCGCTGCGCCCAGAGCGGGTTCACTACGCTGGCTCCGAGACTCCGTTGGAGATAACGAAGTGGCATCGCCGGTTCTTCGGCACCCACTGGTAAATGCAATCCAGGAAGGTGGCGTTCATCGTGTGCTGGCCCGGGTAAATCGGCACGCGAGTCCGGCGCAGCCACCAGTTCCGCAGGTAGATCGTTTTGAACGAGCCCCAGTTGATGCCGTAAACAGGGTTCGTCGAGTCGGCTTCGAGCTTGGGAACCCACGTCACCGGCACGCGGCGAAACATGACCTCGCCGTCGAACTTGGCCACGTCCGGCCCCAGGTTCTCGTTCTGAGCACGCAGTTGCTGCTCAAGCGGGCCGTACACGCCGTAGTTCGTGTAGTAGCCGAACTGGTCGCCGGTGTGGAAGGTCGGCAGCTTGACGGCCGGCTTGAACTTCGTGAACGTGGCCGCCTTCGACCAGCGGGCCAACAAGTCGTCGGGCGTCACCTCCGAGTAGGAGGCAGTCCAGTTCTTCCACCGCGGGAAGGTCGTCGGGTTCAGGCCGATCGTCGTGTAGCCGGCAGGAGCGCCGCCGTTGAAGCCCTCGGTGGCGTTCTTCACGATCCAGGTCTTCAGGCCCCAAGGGGTCACCTGGTCGGAAACGTCAACCGGCGGTCCCCAGAAGTTGTTCTCCATGCGCTCGGCCATCGCGATCATGGCCGCGCCTTCCCGTTGCCGAACCAGGTCCACGATGCGGGCCGGTTCGGCGTTCATGTCGATTTCCGGTCCCAGGAAGGCCCAGTTCACGACCGTCCCGCGCCAGTCGGCCGTCGCCTGGGTCAACGTGTCCACGATATCCACGTTGTCGCGGCCGCCAAACCCGGTGTTGCTGGCGCTTTGGGAGTGATTTACCATCACGTCCCACTGAACGCCAACCCCGCTCTGCATCTCGACACGGTTCTTCTGGAGCAGATTGTGCCAAGCGATATGCTCCTGCGTATCGGTCGCGATTTCGGTGAAATTCGGCTTGCCGAGATCACGAAGGGTCGCGTTGACAAGATCGTGGAGCTGCGTGGCTACCGTTGGTTCCACAGGAATCCTCTCACAGCCCCCCGGACACGCCCCCCGCGTTCACGAGGCTCCAGGCTCCGCCCGGAGCCTTGGGCTCCTACAGGAACTTGTCTTCGCCCTGATTGATGTCGTCGTCGGAGACCCGCCCGTTCCGGGACTGAATCTCCCTGACCGTCTTGATCGCTTTCTCTCGCCCGGCCGGCTCTTCGGCCGGTAGACGGCTGGTCGGCACCGCCATCGTCGCGTCCTGGTAATCCTGCTCGCTGAATCGGCCGTTGGACGCCCGAGGTTGCTTGCGCGGCCGCTCGTCGGAAGCCGGCGACGGCGCGCCAGACGGCGCGCCGGCCGCCAGATCGCCGAAGTGCTTCTTGCCCAGCTCGGCAATCGCCTTGCGGATGTTCCCATCCTTCGGCGGGTTCGCGCGCAGCTCGCGGACAATGGCCACTCGGCGCTTGAAGGCTGGCGAGTTGCGGTCCAGCGTTTGGGCGTTGCCAGCCCCGAACACCTTCTCGAAGCCGGCCCCGAGGTCGCTGAATCCCTGGTCGATTTGGTTGTCGCTCTCTTCCGCTCGTTTGCTCTCGACAAAGCTTAAGGCGTACTTCGTGGCCTCTTCCACTTTACCGAGCCGCTCACCGTGGCCCTGCAACTTCTTGTTGATAAAGGCGGCGATCGCGTCGGCGACTGCCGGGTCAACGTCCTCCTTCAGGGCCTTCACCAGCTCATCGTCTCCCGCAGGAGCCTCGGCAATCGGCGGGGCGGCCGCCGGTTCGGGAGCAGCCGCGTGGCTTGGAACTGACACGTCCGGTTCGGGAGCAGCCCGATCGACCAGGGCGGCGACCGCGGTATCCCGCAGCAGCTCCTTCAATTCGTCCGGCGAGAGGTCATTCACCTCTTCTTCCGTGAACCCGAATCGCTTGGCTCGGCTGACGAGAATGGGGGAGTGCTTCGGCTTGGCAGGCGTCGCCGACTCCGTTGCAGCGCTGGGGGCAGCTGGCGGCGCTTGGCCCGTCGCCAGGGGAGGCTTCGTGGCAGCCGCCAGCCCGGCCGCTGTGTGATCGTTCGACGCTTTAACCGCCGGGTCAGTGGTCGGGTCGTAAAGCTCGAATCCCGTCGGCGTAGCGGGCGTGGAGGCGGCTGGCTCAGCCATAGGGGTCCGTCCCGGGGGAGAGAGGACAATCCATTGCTTGCCGGGTAATCTACAAGGCGTGCCCGGCAGCTGTCAAGTGGTGTCACACCTACACGCGCGCAGCCCCGGCCTGGCCCCGCTGTTTAATTTAAGGTCCACCGCAACGGCCTCATGGCCCCATGCCGGCCCCACTGCCGGGTTCCTCGCGGACCCTCTGGGCGCAGCGCCCAGAGCCAGGCCGGGCGGGGGACTTCCGCCGACTCTGCCCCTGCTTTGGCGCCTGTCGGCCTGGGTAATCGCCACACTCGCGCCGCAGCGCCCCGGCAGTGGCCCTAGCCGTTTTTTCGGAAATTTTCCGGTCTAGGTATTGCCCCGCCTACGCCGGCGAGTTAGGATATGCTTGCTGCTCTGGTTTGGTGCAGGAAGCACACCCGAAGGCCGCTGGTTCTCATCCAGCGGCCTTCACCTTTTAACGGTTGATTGATCTATCGACCCTCGGCCTGCTCGGCAAGCCAGAAAATCGGCAATTTGTTCTTCCGTCACCGCGTCAACATCGGCCGGGGTAAGCGGCGGGTTGAAAAGGTCGTCCGTCGAGTTGATCCCATGACAGCGCCGCCGGTTCTCTTCGATGGCCGCATAGCGCGCGGCGTAGAGGACGCACCGGGCCGCCTTCTCGGTTTCAGTCGGACGGGCCATCGACTTGAGCGGGATGCCGAACAGGTCAGGCAAGCAGCCATCCGGCATGCCGTCATAGTCGGCGGCATGCTGGAACGCCCGCCGCCGCCTCGGCGCCTTGCGAGAACGCCGGCCTTTCGGGACCTTCCATTTCGTCTGCCAGGACATGGACTACTCAAAGACGGCGAGCAGGTAATTGCCCGTGTTGCCCGAACGGTTGCAAACGACCGCCTTGGTGAGCGGCACGACGGTCGGCGTTGCCGTGCCGTCGAGCGCCGCCGTGCTGGCGTTGACCAGAATCGAGCCCGCGGGCAGGATCATCGGCGTGAACGCCGGGACGAGAACAACAAACTGGCCGCCAGCCGTGAGGAGCTGGAGGAACATCGGCTGGTCGCACCAAAAGAACAGGTACGAGATCACCGCGGGCTCATCATCGGCCGACTGCCAGGCGATGTCGGCGTCGGCGGTGGCAAGCTGGTTCGCTTGGTAGACGCACTCGCCAAGCAGCGTGATTTGCAGCGGGTCAGTCGGGGCCGCGCCGGCGACGCCCTGGCTGCCGCTGAAGGTCTGGCCGTTGATGGTGACGGTGAAGCTGTTGATGACATTGAGGACGGCGCTCACTCTAACCTCCGTGTCAGTTCGAGGATTGCCCCCTCCAGCCACCAGGCCTGGACATCGAGACTGTCCAGCTCGCGCCGGCAAATCTCGGCGAATTTCTCAGGCAGCTCCGGCTCCCTGAGCCGGTCGGCGAAGAACTCGGCGACCTCGCGGTTGTACACCTGCCGCACGCGAAGGCAACCAAGAAGCCTTTGTGCGCGATCCATGCGTCCGTCTCACTCGGCCGCGCCCACGTCAATAGCCGGTATAACTGTCGCGGTCCACGACTCGTTCTTCCTTGAGGAGCTTGCGGCGCTCCTGCCGGTCGGGAATGATCGCCACCCCGGTTCCCGGTTCATATCGGACATTAATGCCGGCCTGCTTGTTGCGAGCGTTCGCCTCGTCCACCTGCTCCGGATGAACAGCGAGCGCCGTCGATCGGATCGGCCAACCGCGAGTCGGCGTTCCGCCCACTATATCCCCGGGCCGAGACTCAGGCAACGGATAGCGGCGACGGTACTCCTCTTCCGTGACCTCTTTGCCGTCGAGCAGAAATACCCACTTCTCGCCGTCCAGCTTCATGCCGTCGTACATTTTCATGCCATTGCTCCTGCACTGTAGCTCTGCGCCCCGCCGGCGTCTTGTCCGAGGAGCGCCTGCCGAATCGCGCCGTCCTGGCCCGGCTGCGTGGCCTCGCTGCGATTGATTCGCTCGCTCTGTCTCGCCCCGCCAGGCCCGGGCGCCTGGTCGAAGTCGTCCTGGCTCCCCGTGATCGACGGGCCGGCCGTCTGGAGAATCTCGGCGAACTCCGGCATATCCTGAAGCTCGCCGAACATTTGGGCCAGCCGCTCCAGGTCGATCGTCACCCCGGCCTGCCTCAGCATCGGCCCCATCGGCAGGAACACTTGCACGATCGCCGTTACCAGCGTGTCGAGAATCTGGGCCGGATCGCGGTACGGCATCGAGTACGGGTCCAGCTTCAAGTCGAGGTCTTCAAACCTGATCGAATGCCGTTGTTGGGCCGAGAGTGTGAGCGGCGCCGAGATCGGCGTGCCCGGCACGGTGTAGCTGCTCTGCATCGCTTTGGTGGGGTGATACCAGTAGTACCAAAGCATGTTGCGGCACACCTTCGCCGCGCTCGAGTTCACCTCGTTTTGCATATCCGCCAACGTCGCGCTCGAATTCTGATTGAGCAACCGTTCCTGGCCGAGCGTCTTCGCCTGCGGCGACACGCCGCCGAGCGTTTCGAGGTTGCCGCCCAGCCGGTTGAAGATGTCACGAAGTTCCATCGCGAAGGCGTTGTTGATCTTGTTCGGGCCGCCACGCTCGACCTGGCTGAATGCGGCCGGGTTGCCGACGGGAACCAGGTCGCCATCCTGCGCGGCCTTGTACGTTTTGTTGTCCTTGTCGTTGTTGGCGTCCACGAGCGTGTTCGACTTCTGCCGCTTGGCCTGGCGAATGAGCTTGCGGTAAAGCTCGTTGAGGTCTTCGTCCAGGATCAACAACGACGTGAGGGTTCCGTTGGGGAGCGCCTGATCGGGGACCGGGTTGAACCGCCAATAGACGTAGGGACCGCATGCCGGCCCAAGCCACTTCTGCACTCGAAGCGGATCGCCGCTGCCGCCCAGGCTCACGCCCGCCAGCTGCTCATCGGCGAGGGTGACGACAACCCCATGCCTCGGAAGGTACAGTTCCCACAGTTCCACCCAGTCCTCGAAGTCCTTGTAGTAGGGCTCCAGTTGCAGGGCCGAGGCTCGCAAGTCGCCTTCCTGATTGAATCGGCCGTCCGTCGCCGGTTGGAGCGTCTTGCGATCAGGCCCGTACATCTTCATGTTGCGAACCACTTCCAGCGGCAGCCGGAAGCGGTGGCCGACGAACGTCCCCGTGTACAGGTCCGTCGTTCGTGAGTCGTAAACGAAGTCATCGAAGCTGACGTAGGAGCACAGCGGCTCCGCAATCTCGGCCGCATAACCCCGCGTCGCAAGATCCCCGGGCGTGGCCAGCGCCACCTTGCAAACGCCAAGCTTGATGAAGGCGTCGTACACGCACCGCTGAAAGACGCGGGCTAGCTCTTGCTTCTGAACTTCCTGGTTGTACCAGGCCTGGGCCGTGTGCGCCTGCGACGTGTACGCCGGGTTGAAGCTCGAAAGATGAATGCGCGGCTCTTTGGCGACCAGCGCCCGGGTGACGATGCGAACGTATTGTTCGATGAGGTTCACGGGAGAATCGAGGCCGCGGAATCGCTGGATTGCCCGAAGGCGGTATTCCCGATCCGCTCTGCCGACCAGACGCGCCGAGCGGACGCCTTCGACGAGCCGCTGGTAGTCGATCTTCGGCATCCTTCGCTCAGGCCCCCCGGTCCTTCAGGGTCATCTGGGCGCTGCGCCCACGACTGTTAGTCCGCATCGACTTCCTGGAGCTCGGCGTACCGCCGTCGCCAGTTCAAATCCATTGGGTCGCACTCGTTCACCGGCGCCGTCTCACGCAGCGGCTCGGCCGCGCCCCCCACGTGCGTGAACATCTTACACAACAGCGCATCCGCCATCACAATGTCCCCATGCACAAACCGGCTTTCGTACCCCTCCGGAGCCGGCACCTCCCTCGGATGCTCGATCCGGCCCCTCTTGTTCACGCGGAAGTTCAAGCACTGCTTCAGCGCCGACTTGGAAGGATTGTAATACTCCCGCCGTTTCAACGCTAGATGATACTCCAACAGCAGCAGATCCTTTTCGTTCCCCGTCGGCATCCAGCCGTAACGTCGCACGCCGCTAGTTGATAGGAACTTGGTTGAGGTCGCCCGCTCCCATAGGCGAAAAAATCGCAGCTCGATGCAACGCTTCTCGAATGCCCCGCCCACCGAGCCGGCCGACTCGAAACACAACAACGCCGGCGTTCCGTCAACCGTCGCAAACGCCCGGCAAATGGCGACGACCAACGCCGCGAACTCGCGAGGGTCGAGGTCCGAACGGCATAGTTCCAGCACCTTTTGCCGACGGTCCACGTCCCCGATCGACAGGCTCGACGGCGTGGCCCCAGTCCCCTGGGAAATGTCGCACCCGCCGGCGTACACCCCCCCCGGAATCAAGCCCTTATGCGTCGGCTTGACGCCCCACAGCTTGATTCGCCCCTGCGGCTGTTCGACCAACCCCTGCGGCACGCCCGTTTCCGGGTCGAACGCGATATCCCCACGCCACCACGGATCATCCGTTCGCAGCATCAACTGGCCGATCAGAACCGGGTCGAACGCCTGCTTTACCGACCCCGAGGGGTTGATGTCCAGCTCCTCCGCCACGGCCGCCGGGTCGCCGATCCGCTCGCATTCGAGGTCATAGAACGGGCTCCGCACGCCCGGCATATGGCCCCCAGTTGGCTCCCCACTTGTCACAAACCGGTAATCCGGCGGGAACTGGTACTGCTTGTCCAGCACCTCCACCTGGCCGCCCTCGCCCAGCCGATAAAGACCCGCCCGCTTCCGCGGATGATCCGTCCAGTGCAGCACCACCTTCGCGATCCGAGGATTCTCGCACAGCAGGTTGAACTCCGTCCCGGCCCCAGCATGCGTCGATACAAAGATGCGGCACCGGGTCGTCGCTGCCGTCCGGTGCCGAATCGCCGACCCAAACTCAATGTGAGCGAACTCGTCCAGCATCACCGCCGCGTACCGGCCCCCAATCGTCACTTTCTTCGTCGTCGCCAGACCGGTCCACACCCCCCGTGACTCCGGGCAGAAGAAAAACCGCTTCCGCCGCGTGTCGAAGTTGTCCTTCTCCCACCCGCCACGCATCCACTTGGGCAGATTCTCCAGCACGTACTCCACCTTCGTGAATAACGCGTCGTGATCGCCCGGATTCTCCACCAACTCCTCTTTGTGGCTGATGCACAGAAACTTCTGCCGACGCCGGAACCGCCACCGGTGCATGAACGCCAACAGCACCAGGTACGAGCCCCCTTCCTCACGCGACTTCTGCACCGTCAGGTCATACCCCTTGTTCATCGCGTCAAAAATGCCCGGCTCATCCTTCAACGCTCGCCGTTGCGACTCCCAAAGGATGAACGGACCCGCTTCCGACCCGCGCAGCAGCGGGTTGTACTGGAACACGAACCCGTTGATCCAGAACAGCGGGTCCTCCTCACAGGCCCAAAGAACCGCCTTCCGGAACCGACCCGACTTACGCTGGCACTCGAAGTGGATTCGTTGCCGCCATTCCAGGTTGGCGGCCAGATCAGTCGGCACTTCCTCAAACAAATTCATCCATCGCCCTTCAGAAACTCGACCAGAGCCATCAACAGCAACTGCGCCCGCTCCCGGTCCAGGATCACCGACGCCGCTAGATCCATCCCATGCGCCATCAGAATCCGAACCTTCTTGCCCGCCAGCCCATCCACCCGCAGCATCTCCCCCCCCTCACACCCCGTCTGCATCAACACCGGATCAGCCATCTTCCCTCCCCTCTAACCCCCAATCCCCTATTTCCCCCTCACCCGATCAAGCAACTCCCGGATCAATTCCTGCACCGGCTCTTCCGGCAGCAATTCCTCCCCCGCCGCCTCTCGACTCGCCGGCTCCGCCGCCGCCTTCGCCTCCGCCTCCTTCAGATCGCTCTTCGCCCACGCCTCTTGTACCCGCTCCCGATACCGCACCTCCTCCCGCTCCAGCAACTCCAGCACCTTCATCGGCGATTGCTCCAACGCCGCCCGCAGGCTCTTTACCGCCGCCGTCTCCCTCTCCGCCTCCCGAACGTCCTTGTACACGTAACGTAAGTCCTTCAGTAATTGCGGTATCCGCGGCTGGCGGTAATATGGGTGCTCCGCCCGCCAGCACCTCACACACAACCCCCCCTCCCGGTTCATTCGCGCCTGCTTGCACCGCTTGCACTTCCCATCCCCAAACCGGCCCGTCGCCCCTTCCTCGCTCATCCCTACACCCCCAACAGAAATCCATCTGGAACCTGGCTGGTGTCACTGCGGGTGATGCGGGGGATGCGGGGGATGTTTCAGCTCCTCCCGCGGGACGCACGCCCGTGTGCGCGCCAGCACCGGCCTCGTCGTACGATCCCCCGCAATCCCCCGCATCCCCCGCGGGCGACGCCTTCGCCTTCCGCTCCACCCAAATCACTCACCACCGGCCACCAAGCCCCACATACCCTATCCCACCGACCCCCCCCAACACAAGACCGCCAGGCCTCTCACCTCCACTCTCACCCAGCCAACCAAAACCACCAACCACCCCCCACCACCCTCTGGGCGCTGCGCCCAGACCCCTCTGGGCGCTGCGCCCACTGCCCCCCAACACTTGCCGTAACTCGCTTTGTGGTATATTTTTTCGGGAGTCCGGCCAGGATAAGCCCCTCCCGCACGCCCACGCACGCGAGGGGGGGGTGCGGTTGGCCTGGGCGGGCCGGAAGCCGCCCCAAAGCGGCCCAAAAACAGCCCGAAAGCCGCCCCAACGCCACGCCAAAGCAAAAAAAAAACGCGCGAAAGGGCGGGCAAACTGCCCGGCGGGCGAAAAGTTGGCGCTTCGCGGATTTACATACAGACTCGCCCGCAACTTCAACCAGAAGGGCATGCCGTGAAAAAGAAGCTGCCGCCCCGACTATGGCTACACGAGGAGACTTGGAATGCCATACCGGCGGAGTACAAACGTGTCGTGAATGGATGCCGCTTTAGCCGCATGGGCGGTTGGGGCAACATTTTGCCCGAATGGAGATGTACTATTGTGGTCCGCACACCCGTACCGCCGGGCGGCGCGAAATAACAAAGGGGAGCCGTGGCGCCGGCCATCGCGGCCGGTTGCCCTGGTCGAACCAGGGCGCCTGAACCTGGTCGCCTGAACCGGGAGCCGCGCCCAGACCCGCGCGGCCGGCCGCCCTGGCCGAACCAGGGCGCCTGAACTAACCAGGGGGAAGCCATGCTGGAGTGGGACGAACAACTGGCGATGATGGTCGAAAACGTGAAAGCCGCTGTAAGCCGGCTTAAAGATGAAGGGGTCGTGGCTATGTCGCGCCGGAACTTCCGGAGTGTGGTCAGTGTGCGCGGGATTTACCCGGCCACGGCCGCCCGATTCGACCGGCTACTCGACCAGGCTATCGCCGCCGCTGAAGTCGGCGATTTTCTGTACGATTGACCATCCTAGGGGGGCGAACAATGGCAGGTTTCGACTACGCGGCCGGCCGCTCAAACAACATGGTAGAGGCCGAGTCGCGCGGCATGGTAACGATCGGCCGCTGGGCCAGGCGGTTCAAGGTGAGCGCCGCTGCGGCCGTGGCGGTGATGCGGCCCACCGAGGCGCACCATACCGGCACTGGCCGGCGCGGCAAAAGCCGGCTGACGCCAGTGATTGATGCGGCCACGGAACCAACGGCCGAACAGCTCGCGGCCATGCGAGCCTTTGACGCTGGCGACCGCCCGCAAGTCTCCGGGGTCTACCTCAAGTGGGCCGCCGTCTATGACGGCCCTTACGGCCGCAAGCGCTTTATCCCCACAGTCGCCGTCTTCGAGGGCGACGAGGCCGCCAGCCGCAAACTGAAGGAGTTTGAATCACTGACGCCAGCCGAAATGGCCCTGGCCAGGGCCTGGGCCGGGAAAGACATTCGCGAGTTTCGCGCCGCGCTGAAAGCCGCGCGGCAAAACTGAACTGGACCGGGAGCCGCGGCCCGATCGCGGCGAACCTACAGTGAGGGCAAGCAATGATTTACACGCGTTTAGGGATGCTCGTCGAAATCGTCGGGCGGCATCCGGATTACGAAAAAAGCGGCTGGGTGTGTTGCCGCTTTCTCGAAGATCAGCAGGGCGACATTCGCTCACTGCATATCTGCGAGTTGTTCGCAGACGGCGGGATCGAGGAAATTCACGACGCGGCGGTACACTCCCCAGGGAGAGCCGGTGACGGCGTACCGCCGCATTAATGCCGCGCGGCAAAACTGAACTGAACCGGGAGCCGCGGCCCGATCTATCGCGGCCGGCAACAAGCCGAACTAGGGCGCAGGAGGGAAAAGATGAACACTATACCCGAACCCCACGCCGTCGCCCCTGACGGCCGCGTCATGGCTACCCGCGTTTGTCGGTTGGGCGGGGACTTGCTCCGCTCGCCGCATCGCCACACCCCCTGGGAGTCGGCCGTCATGACGACCGACTCCTGGACGGACTCGGCCGCCGTGCTCGGAGAGTGTGGGCTGCATGCGGTGTGCTACACGCCGCATGCCGTGCCGGGCAATCGCGGCGAAGCAATCGTGCATGTAATCTGTAGCGGCAAGCGCGCTGTTTTCGCCCGCCGGCTGCGCTGCGAGTTCATGGAGATTGACCGTATCGTACTGCACCCCGCCGATGCAAGCGCCGCCGCCGCTCTCCGTGCCCGGTACGGAGTGCCAGTAGATGTTGCTCCGATGCTGCCCCGAGACGGGGAGTGCGAATCGCTGGACGCTGACGGGGCAGTGACTATAGAGCGTTTCCAGGCCGGCCGCCTGCACGGCATCCGCGATGTGCTTTATGCTGACGGAACACGAGTTATTTCGGAATACTGCAACGGCGATTTGCACGGATACGAAGAAATTCGTATTGGCATGGGGCGTGTCACAGCGCACTACCGCGACGGTCAGTTACACGGCCAGTACGAGGCGGTCTATGACGACGGCACAAAGGTAGTGTCGCACTACCGCGCCGGCAAGTTGCACGGTCGGCGCGAGGAGACCCGAGCTGACGGCACAAAGGTAGTGTCGCACTACCGCGATGACCGGCGGCACGGCGCCTGGGAACTGGTCTGCGCCGACGGCACGCGATTCATCGCGGAGTATCGCCACGGCCTGTTACACGGCCAGCGTAAAGAGATTCGCGCTGACGAATCGCGGACCACATGACCAGCGGGCGCCGCGGCCCGATCGCTCGCGGCAAACCTAGAGAGGGCAAGCAATGAAACTGAAAATCATCCGCGTGACGACGGTAGTTCGTCGGCCAGTGAAGCGGCCAGCGAAGCGGCCAGTGAAGCGGCCAGCGGCCGCGGGGGTGGCGTCGTGACCCCCATCCCCGAACCCCACGCTGTCGCGCCTGACGGCCGCGTAATGGCTACGCGAATCTGCCGGCTGATCGGGGACTTGCTCCGCTCGCCGCATCGCCTCACCCCCTGGGAGTCGGCCGTCATGACGACCGATTCCTGGACGGACTCGGCCGCCGTGCTCGGAGAGTGCGGACTACACGCGGTATGCTACGCGCCTCGTGCCGTGCCCGATCGTTCGGGAGAGGCAGTAGTACATGTCTTGTGCGACGGTAGAGCTGCGTTTTCCACTCGCGGCCTGCGCTGCGAGCGGATGGAAATAGTTAGCATCACCTTACACCCTGCCGACGCAGGCGCCGCCGCCGCTCTCCGTGCCCGGTACGGAGTGCCAGTCCGCGTTGGGAGTGACTGGCCGAGAAACGGCCGGCGGGAAGTAGTCTGGGCCGATGGCACGCGGGTTGTCGAGCGATGCCGCGACGGCAAGTGCCACGGCCGGCGGGAAGAGGTTTACGCCAGCGGCGAGCGGACCGTAGCGCATTACCGCGCCGGCAAGCCACACGGCCGGCGGGAAACAGTTTTCGCCAACGGCAAGCGGATCACAGCGCACTACCGCGCCGGTCAGTTGCACGGCCGGCGGGAAACAGTTTACGCCAACGGCACGCGAATCACGGAGAACTATCGCGATGACCAGCGGCACGGCCGGCGGGAAGAGGTGCGCGCCGACGGCACGCGAATCACGGAGAACTATCGCGATAACCAGTTGCACGGCCGGCGGGAAGAGGTGTGCGCCGACGGCACGCGCATTGTCGAGCGATACCGCGCCGGTCAGTTGCACGGCCGGCGGGAAGAGGTTCACGCCGACGGCACGCGCATTGTCGAGCGATACCGCGCCGGCAAGTTGCACGGCCGGCGGGAAACAGTTTGCGCCGATGGTACGCGATTCGTCGCGAAGTATCGCCACGGCCAGTTGCTCGGCCGGCGTAAAGAGATTCGCGCTGACGAATCGCGGACCACATGACCAGCGGGCGCCGCGGCCCGATCGCTCGCGGCAAACCTAGAGAGGGCAAGCAATGAAACTAAAAATCATCCGCGTGACGACGGTAGTTCGCCGGCCAGCGAAGCGGCCAGCGAAGCGGCCAGCGAAGCGGCCAGCGAAGCGGCCAGCGGCCGCGGGGGTGGCGTCGTGACCCCCATCCCCGAACCCCACGCCGTCGCCCCTGACGGCCGCGTCATGGCTACCCGCGTTTGTCGGTTGGGCGGGGACTTGCTCCGCTCGCCGCATCGCCACACCCCCTGGGAGTCGGCCGTCATGACGACCGACTCCTGGACGGACTCGGCCGCCGTGCTCGGAGAGTGTGGGCTGCATGCGGTGTGCTACACGCCGCATGCCGCGCCCGATCGTTCGGGAGAGGCAGTAGTACATGTCTTGTGCGACGGCAGAGCCGCGTTTTCCACTCGCGGCCTGCGCTGCGAGAGGATGGAAATAGTTAGCATCACCTTACACCCTGCCGACGCAGGCGCCGCCGCCGCTCTCCGTGCCCGGTACGGAGTGCCAGTCCGCGTTGGGAGTGGCCGGCCGAGAGACGGCCGGCGGGAAATTGT